ATATCATCAAGCACTTTCTGTAGCCTTGTTTGTGCAGCGTCATCCTCAATGGTCTTTTCTTTATGGTCAAAAACAAATACAGTTTTTTCTTTCTCCCTAATATGATCCATAATACCCACGAGCGTCAAAGAATTAGCAGGTTCAAAAGGGTCTAAGTGCAGCTTACCATCTCGTTTAGTTGTGGTGTTTTCTACATCAAGTATTATCCTCATAGTCTACTTGTCCTTTCTTTCATTATAATGATGCTCTGCATGGCAATTAGCACAGTATATAACACACTTTCTTATTTCCTCTTTTAATGTTTTTATTGAATACAGTCTCATTTGAGATACTTCTCGTTGTTTTTCCTCTTTTATTACATGATGAAAATGCAACGCATCTGAGCATTTATTATACCCACAAATTGTACAACCAAGCATAGTTTTAATTCTTTTTAAAAACTTTTTGTTTCTGTTAGAAGTATCTTTTTTGTCTACTGCTTTTCTTATTTTATTTCTTTTTATAGCGTCTGAGCTGTTCCACATTTCAAGTGGTTTTGATTTAAAACCCATATCATCTGTTAAATAATAATATTGTTTAAATATATAACCATCCTCTCTTATAGTTTTACCACTAATTCTGTTAGGTAAACCTAATGATTTAGCCTCATCAACACTTATATATATTTTGTTGTACTTTTTTCTCGTCACGCTGAATATCTCCCTGTCTCTACATCTAACTCAACATGAACAGCACCATGCCACCCTGTTAACTTGTTCTTAGCCAATCGAATGTGGCGCTGAGGGTCATTACTGTCCTGTCCTTCAATGTCAGGGTTCTTACTAATCAATAACATTAAGTCTGCCTCTGCTGCCTTCCCTGTTTTACTACCCTCAAGCATAGATTGGTTAACATTTATCTTACCTTCAGCCTCTGCTGAAAGTTGGGACATCCAAATGATAACGCAATTATATTTTTTGGCAATGTTTCTTGCGTGAATAGCTGCTTCTTTTAGATAAATATCTGTTCTTTCTGATCCACCTGTTGCAAACTTGTCACCCATATCAAGAACTATGATGTCAGGGTTAACGCTTTTGGCGAGCTGCTCAACGTAGTCCATATTCTTATCTGTGGCATCCTTTATAGATAGAAGGTTTCGCAGAGGATCGTATCTTTCTAGCGCTAACTTCCTGTTCTCCAATACTTGATCACTAGACATATTAGACTTGCAATAAAGGTATCTCAAACCCACACGCTTATATGCCTCCTCATTACACAAAACCACGCACTTTGCACCTTGTTCTATAAATCCACCCTCAGAGGCTATAATACTAGCGTGGAAGGATGTTTTCCCTGTATTAGGTCTAGCACCCACTATGACAAAGTGTCCACCACTCAAACCCTCTACTCGTCTACGCAGCGAGGGTATGTTAAACTTCCATTGAAACTTTAGATTGAGGTGATCAACCAATGTGTTGAAAGATATGTCGTCACCTTTGAACTTAAAGCTAGGTGTGAAGTCATCCTGATAGTTATCTAATATGTTTCGCAAAGGTTCGAGGTTGTTCTTTGTACCATTGACATAATCAAATCCTATATTGGCTACCTCCTCCCCAACCATCTGTTGAAACAACTTAGACAAAACTTCTTTGGCTATGTCATTGTTCATCGGCTCTTCTTTAGACAGCTTACTAAACAAAACCTCAAAGGATGCTTTGTTTGCTGAGGTCATAGTGCCATTGTCAGAAAAGAATAAAGCCTGTAGTTCTGTCAGAGATAAGTTTCTCTCATGCTTGCCCATAGCCTCGTCCAAAGTATTCTTGATCTTGCGTACATCTTTACTGAAGAGCCTGTCAGGACACTTGCTGCCCCTATGATCTTCATAAAAGTCTTTCTGCATCAAGCTCCTAATTAGCGCTAGTTCTATCATTCTGTATCTTCTCCTCTATTAATCCATCAATAAGACCCAACATCTTGTCAAAGTCTTCCTTACCTAAGTTCTCTATGTAAAACCATTCGTTTAATCTTTTACGACTTAAACTCTCAGCCAATGAGTGTGCCATCTTTTCTGCCACACCTCTATGCTTAAACTTTTTGTAGGTGACTAACTCGTAATCCCTGTGAGGACTACCTGTTTGATAACCATTACATCTATCTTTAGATTCAATAGCCTTACCTATCTTGTACCAATTCTTCCACGCAGGGTTCTTTAGTATGTAAACTTCTCCCTCTGTTGACAGTACATAATTAATCAAAGAAGAAAACGCAGCATCATTAAATGTCTTATATCTTCCAGGCTTATATAATGGATGTGATTTAGGTATATACTTTCCATTTACAGTCATTCTTCTACTTTTTACCTCCTCTCTTTCACAAGGCTGACAAATATACATTGCGTGGTCTTTACGCTTTTGTGTCCAATTATCTGCTACAACTAATTCACACTTACATAATCTACACTTAACCATGTATCATCTCCCTTAGTTTATCAAAATCTTTTTGACGTTTATATTTTAGATCATCTTCTATCTGTAGTCCATAAACTTCTGACGGATCGCAATAACTTTTTAGCTCTTTGGTATACTGAATAGTCTTACCCACAGCATCAGGGTCAAGAGCCACAATAACTATCTCAAAGGTATCAAGATATTCCTTATGCTCTTTCAACAGACTTGTACCCAACAGTGCTACTCCTGTTACACCTATGAGGTTTTCCCCAACAACTGTAGCTGATACAACATCCTCAACAACCACAGCAATACTTTTACTAGGTCTTATACAATACGAATAATACTTTGCCGCCCCTCCGTACTTGTACCACTTAGGCTGTGCGTTGTACAAGGCTCTGCCTATTGCATCAACAACTCTGCCATTCTTATAAATAGGGAACACAGCACGTTGACTTTTACAATCGTATAGTAATTCTATATTTAAGTTCCAACGTCTCTTGAATCTTTGTACGTAAGCGTTGTTGCCATCCGTTATGTACTCAGGCATCTCAAACTTCTTAGTCTCTACTATTTCTTCTTTACCCTGTATCTTATTCTTGATTGTCTCCACCAACATCGGAGTTAGTGTAGCACCCTTAACGTCACAGCTATTCCTGTAGCAGTTGTATATAATCAACCCATCTTTGTTTGTAGCTGTAAACTTCTTGACTCCATTACAAATAGGACAATCTAACGTAAGTGTCTCCCCCTCTTTTACGTCCAGTCCTCTAATAAAATCGTTAGTAGGTTTGTTCACCATTATTATTCTCCCTTCTTTCTAAAGCATTTGCTGCCGATTTGTATGTATGTCGTATGTAAGGACGCATTGATTGAGGTGAGTTGTGTCCTGACACAGCCATGATCTGCGTTGTGTCCACTCCTGCCTCCACCATCTCTGTTATAGCTGTCCTTCTCATATCCATCGCTGTTAATTCTTTTGGTAGTCCTGCGACCTCTTTTACTCTGTTTACCATTCTGCCTATATCTACATCAGCATATATTATATACCCTCCGTTTCTAGGGTAGGGATGAGGTGCAACATACTCTTGAAATCCAAACTCTTTATACTGTTGTTCCAACATCCTGTACATATTTATATTAATAGGCAGGTGTACCTCTGCCCTTTTTTTAGATTGTTCGAGGTCTAACCTATGCTCCTCAAAATTTATATTATCCCACTTCAGTGAGCGCATATCACCAACCCTTTGAGCAAAAGAATAGGCCATGTGAACTATCAAGCCTATACTTCTCCATTCAAATTTTTCATATGCTGCATCTAAGAACTGTCTCACCTGATCGTGCGTCCACATAACCTTGCGAGGTTTAGTCTGCATCTTTTTTACAAACCTCATAGGATTTGTTGCCATCAACTCTAGTTCCACAGCCATGTTAAACAGGATAGCTGATATAGATGCTGTTAGGTTTGCTGTCCTAACACCTGACTTTAACCATTCTTGATATGCTATTTTGCACTCTGACACGCCAATCTTGCCTAGATTAGTACGACCAAAAGTAATTTTGGGGCTGAGAAACGTCCTCACAGCACGTTCAATGCAGTAATCGTAGTCTCTTTGGGTTCTTAGTCGTAGTGATAAGAACTGTGGTGTTGTTCC